GTTAGCCCTCGGAAAAACAGCAGCCTTTTTCGCCCTTTTGGACCCTTCTTCCTGCTCTTGCTCCTTGTGCGCCTTTTTCTTTGAGTTTTTCAGTGCTTACCTAAATATAGATCAGGTTTGTGCGGCATTGAACATGAGCCGTGTAAAGGTTTATGAGCTGATTAACCGCAAACGCCTGAAAAGCGTAAAAATAGATTCGCGCCGTTTGGTCAGCGTCCGTGCGCTTGAAGATTTCATCAACCGTTATGAGGAGGATAATGCCGCGACGCGATAATGGCGAAGGCACTATCTTTAAGCGCAAGGACGGACGCTGGTGCGCGAAAGTTCATATTACTTTGCCGAACGGCGAGATTAAGCGCGTTGCTACCGTAAAGAAGGACCGCGCCGCCGTTAAGGCACAATTGGAGGAATGGCTCGACCGCAATAAAAAGCGCCTTCCAATCGTTGAGGAAAACTGGACGGTCAAAGCATATATGACTCGCTGGCTGGAAGACGTTATGCCGGGAAGAATCCGCCTTGGTACAATGCTAAGGTATCGGGATATCGCCTACCAATATATCATTCCGAGCATCGGCAGTATCCCGCTCAAAGATTTGAGCGTTCGTCATGTACAAAACGCCGCTGACAACCTGACGAAGCGTGGTGTCAGCGCAAATGGCGTGTTAAAATTCCGGCGTGTGTTGTCGTCATGCTTGACGCGTGCCATGCGTGAAGAAATTGTTTTTCGGAATGTGGCTCAACTGATTGAACTGCCGAAGTATACAAGCAAAAAAATCACCCCGTGGACGCTTGAACAGGCTGAACTGTTTCTGCGCGAAACAAAAGACCACCGTTTCCATATCGCATACGCTATTATGCTGACCTATGGGTTGCGTAAGGGCGAAATGCTGGGGCTTCGCTGGTCGGATATTGATTTTACGAATAATCTGATATATATCCGCCAGCAAGTTAATTTTCTTGACGGAACTATCCATATAAACGATGTGAAAACGGAAGCGGGGCGGCGCACACTGCCGCTTATCCCTGAAATCAAACAGGAATTGCTGGATACTGCAGCGCAAAAAGGTCTTGAAATTCCGCTATTCGACCCGGAAGGTCTTCTCTCTAGTCATAATTTAATCATGGTTACATCGAAAAACACACCGATAGGTCCAAATAATTTTCGACGCTCTTTCCACGAGCATATCGCGCAAGCCGGCTTGCCGAGAATCACAGTACACACCATGCGTCATACGGCGGCAACCTTACTGAAGAATATAGGCGTTCCGGTGAAAGATGCCCAGCTGATTCTTGGACACGCAGATATTTCAACTACCCTGGCTGTTTACCAGCATGGCGATGAAAAGGCTCAGAAAACGGCTTTAGCTGCTGTTGGCGCGGCACTATACGGGGCTTTATAAGCTTTTATTCACGACAATTGGTGTCACTTTAGGTGTCTTTTTATATAACAATTGTTTTTTACAATAAAGTCTAATGGATTTAACGGGGGTGCTAAGAATAATTTCAATGTGTTTAACAGGGATAATCGCGGTGTTTGGAGACCGCCACTCTGGCCAGCTGAGCTACGCCCGTGTATCCTTTATTCCCCTGTTATTTCCCTTTTTGGGCTCTTTACATAACAGCAGAATACATGTATGAATTGTTATGAATTTACAGCCGTTGGTGTCTATTTAGGTGTCTTTTTTTCGCTTCCCCTTTTTGCTGAACACCTGCTGAAATTCACAATCATTTTTAACATACCGGCTGTCTGTATCCGAAACAGCCTATGGCTAGTATAACATATTTATCACATCCGACAAACATCGAAAAAGTCCCCAAAATAGCTTGACTTCACGCCGCACCAGAGCAATAATACAACACCACAGCAAGGTTCAACCCCTTCTGAAAATCTTGAAAGGAAGTGATTTATGTGGCTGCAGTTACCAAGCTGGAAGCCCTGCCGCAAATTGCGCGGCGAAAGCGTACTGCCGCGTATGCCCGCGTATCCTCCGACAAGGATGCCATGCGGCATTCCCTGGCTGCCCAGGTCAGCTATTACAGCGCTTTGATTCAACGAAAAATCGAATGGGAATTTGCCGGGGTTTATGCCGATGATCCTGTATCCGGCACAAAAGACAATCGGGCAGAATTTCAGCGGATGCTTGCCGATTGCCGCGCAGGAAAAATTGACCAGGTAATCACGAAGTCCATCACCCGTTTCGCGCGGAATACCCTGACCACGCTGGAAATCGTGCGGGAGCTGAAAAATCTCGGCATTGATGTGTATTTTGAAAAAGAACACCTCCACAGCATGAGCGGCGACGGCGAGCTGATTCTCTCGATTCTGGCATCCTACGCACAGGAGGAAAGCCGCAGCGTCAGCGAAAATTGCAAATGGCGCATCCGCAAAATGTTTGAAAAGGGTCGCCCCAACACCGGGAACATGCTGGGGTATCGCTTGAAGGACGGTCAATTGCGCATTGTTCCGGCGGAAGCGGAGCTGGTGCGCCAAATATTTGCGGATTATCTGGGCGGAATGGGCATTATTGCGATTGCCAAAAAACTGAATGCCGCCGGGATACAAACAAAGGGCGGCGGTTTCTGGAGCGAAAAAACAATCAATACGATTCTGCGAAACGACAAATATACAGGAAGCCTGATTCTGCAAAAGACCTTTCGGCAAGACCACATCAGCAAGAAGAAATGCCAGAATCGCGGGGAGCTGCCCCGATATTACATTGAAAACAGCCATGAAGCAATTGTAAGCCGTGAAATGTTTGATGAAGTACAGCGCGAGTTTTCTCACCGCGCGGAGAAATACCATGCGCCCAAAGAAACACCTTCCACTTATGCCTTTACAAACTTTGTCGTTTGCGATAACTGTGGACGCCATTACCGGCGCAAGCATACTGCCGCCGGAACGAAATACGAGAAGCTTGTCTGGATTTGCGGCACGTTCAATTCCATGGGGAAAGCCTACTGCGACAGCCAACAAATCCCCGAAGCCATCCTGCAAGCGAAAGCCGCCGAAATACTGGGCTTGGCTGAATTTGACGAAACCATTTTTGCGGATAAAATCGCCAAAATCCATGTGCCGTCGCCGGGTAAGCTGGTTTTCCTGTTTCGTGATGGCCGCCGCGTTGAAACCGACTGGCAGAATCCATCCAGAAGAAAAAGCTGGACGGCGGAAATGAAGCAAGCGGCTCGCGACCGGCAAAACAAAATCTTAGAAGAACGGAGAAAGTATGATGAATGTGGCTGCTGACAGACCAATCGTTACCGTTATACCGCCAACCGTCCGGCGAAGCCAACGCTTTAGCCAAGCCGGACTACTGAAAAAGCGTGTTGCCGCCTATGCCCGCGTATCCACTGACCTGGCGGAGCAGCTGAACAGTTATGATGCGCAGGTGGACTATTACAGCGGTCATATCCGGGCAAACGCCGATTGGGAATTTGTCGAAGTCTATACGGACGAAGGAATCTCCGCCACCAACACCAAAAAACGCGACGGCTTCAACCGCATGGTTCAGGATGCGCTTGATGGGAAAATAGACCTGATTTTAACGAATGCTGTGATTACGAAAGGACAGTTTTTATTTGGGGGCAAAAAGTCCTGCAAACGCCGAATTTATCGACATTTGCAGGACTTATCATATTTCCTATTATCGTTGAGTTGTTGATAATTTAGTATTTTTACCTTTCTCTTTAAACCTTCTTAAACATATCAACAATATTTTCTGCTGTAAGTTTCTCTTTTTCTTCGCCACTAATATCGAACATAACTTTGCCATTTCGCATAAAAATTAAACGACTACCATATTTCATGGCCGCAGGAATATTGTGTGTAATCATAATGGCAGTTTGTTCATTATCTTTAATAATAAAGTCAGTTTTCGCTAAGATAATCTTAGCAGTTTCAGGGTCTAATGCCGCAATATGCTCGTCTAAAAGCAACAGCCTTGGCTTGGTTATCATAGCCATAATTAACGATAATGCTTGCCTTTGTCCTCCTGATAAATTTCCGGTTTTCTTGTCTAAAAATTCTTCTAACCCTAACCCTAATTCGCTCAATACTTCCATAAAATATTTATCATTTGCTTTATTAACACCTCTTCTCAACGAATAGCGATTTGCCTTATTAAATGCAATAGAAAGGTTCTCGCGAACTGTCATATCAGGTACAGTACCAACTTTAGGGTCTTGAAATACTCGCGCAATTTGTTTTGCTCTTACGTGTTCATTTTGCTTTGTTACATCTTTTGAGGCAATAAGTATTTTCCCTTTTTGTGGAACAACTCCGCCAGAAATTAGGCTCATTAAGGTTGACTTGCCTGCACCATTATCACCCATAACAATGACAAATTCGCCCTGCTTTATAACAAGACTAAAGCCTTCAAACAAGATATGTTCGTGTTCTGTGCCTTTGTGAAATGTTAAAGCTACATTTTGGAGCTCAATCACGGTTTTGCCTCCTATCTATAACCATGATAAAGGCAAGAATAATGGCCATAATCAGTTTTAAATAGCTCGGATGAAAATTTACTTGCAAGGCAAACGATATAACTGATTGATAGATTATACTTGCAATAATTATCCAAAGCATAGGTGTTAGCCACTTTAACTTGTTTGCAAAAGTAACACCCAAAATGCTTGTTGCAAAGCCAATTACAGCAATCCCACTCGTCATACCAATATCTACAAAAAGTTGATTTTGCATAATAAGGCAACCGCAAAGAGAAGCGAGGGCATTAGAAACACTGAGTCCAACAATTTTGCTTATATTGATATTCCCCCCCATTGAAGTAACAAAACTGCTATTGGTGCCTGTAGCACGGAGTAACATACCAAATCGGCTATTAAGAAACCATCGCAAAATCAAATATGCAAAAATAATAACAATAAAAGCGATAAACACTTTTTGCGAATTTATATCCAAAACCTGCAATGAATAAAATATTGTTTTATTTCGCGCTATCGAAATATTGGCTCTATGGTTCATAATAACCATGTTGACAGTATACAGTGCAGTTGTCGTTATAATCGAAGCAAGCAACCCCATAATCTTGCCAAAAACATGTAAAAGCCCTGTTATAAATCCTGCTCCCGCTCCCATTAATATCGCAATCAGGCAAGCCAAAAGCGGGTTTACTCCTGTGTTTATGAGTACCGCTCCAACAGTTCCACCTAACACAAAAGAACCCTCAACTGTTAGGTCAGGGAAATTCAAGAGCGTATAAGTGATATAACACCCAAGGGCTAATAGTGAATATATAAGCCCTTGGGTCAGAACGGTATAAATCATGATTTTGTCCCTTTACTCAACGAAGGTGGCATCTTTGAATATATTTACATCAATACCAAGTTTGTTTGCGGTTGTTTTGTTTACATATAAATCTCCAAGAGGTGCGTTTTCAAGTGGAACATCATAAGCCTTTTTACCCTCTAAAATATGGATTGCTTTTTGTGCAGCTACCCGTCCAATATAACGATATTGGATAAGCCTCCCCATAAGAAAACCGCTTTCGAATTGTCCCACACCGGAACCGATAACAGGGGTGCTTTTCGCAAGTGCCTTTTCTGCGATTAAGTCCGCAGCAGGTCCAACAGTAGTATCTTCATACACAATCAGAACATCGTTATCCACCAGTGCCTTATCCAAAGCAAGAGAAATCTCCGAACTATTATTAATCACTGTGGGCGTAAATGTATAACCAGCTTTCTCCAAAACATCTTGAATAGTGCGGTATTGTACAACCATGTTGATTTCGGTGCTTGAATAAACTGTGCCAACTTTCTTTACGGTGGGCAGATATTCTTTAATGAGTTCTAAATCGCCTTCGCCAGTTGTGAAATCTGTGACTCCAGTAATATTTAATTTTGTTGAATTTTCAAAATCAACAACAACTCCCGCATCTACAGGGCTTGTCATACCTCCGAATACGATAGGTATTTCGCCATTTACGACTGTATTGGTAATCTGTGAAGCAAGTGTACCCTCAGTGAAAACTATGTCCACTTTTACAGACAGCATTTGTTGTGCGATAGAGGCTAATAAGTTTGTATCGCCACTTCCGTTTTTGACAATGTATTCAACGTCGAAATCGGATTTTGCCATTTCCTCTTTAAATCCTTCTGTTAGCTCAGTAAATGCAGATGCATTCGAGCCTTCAATAATTCCAATCTTGATTTTACCGTTTGTCTTGCTTGTATCACACCCTACAAGACTGATGGCAATCATTGCCACCACTAAGAATAGTGCCGTTGTTTTAAGTAATTTTTGCATGATTTTTACTCCTTTTTTGAAATAATAGACAGGTTTAACGCTTCGTCAAGCGTGATTTCGATGCGTTCCTGCCCTTTTCCGTTGTTTCTTCGCCGAAGCTGAATATTACCGATTTCACCGGTTCTCTTGATATGAGTTCCCCCACATGAAACTTTTGCAAATCCTTCAATTTCCCAATATCTTCGTTCTTCCATTTCATTTTCAAAAACACTGGTGATAGGAAGATCCGCCTCAATAATCTTTTGTATGCTTGATAGCAACTCAGGAAAAATGGAAGAAATATTCCCATCCCACATAAAATCTACACGTGCTTTGTCAGGCGAGATGAATGCACCAGTTTTTTCAGGGTGATTGAATTTTTGATATACCATCTCCAAAACAAGTTCAGCAGCAAAGTGTAGCTTCATCAGCCGATATCGACAGTCCCAATCAATGAGAGTTTCCACCGAATCACCCAATCGCAGGGTGTGATACTCTGGCAGAGTATAATAAATTTCCATTCCAACTTTTTCGGCCTGTAAGACCTCATAACCACCTATACTTCCTCTGTCCGATTGTTGCCCGCCTGAAAAAGCGTAAAAAATGGTTTCGCTTAATGTGACCTGAGCCGCTTTCACCCCTGTGATGGTGGTTACAAGTGACGTTTTGTAGGGGTCATCCCAAAATTTCTTTTTAACACTCACAAAAGAAAGCCTCCTTTCACGATTTGGAATTCTATGGTTTCGTTTGCGATTTTCAATGTCCGCGTCAAATCGGCATACTCAAGTGGCGTACCGATTTTCAATTCATCCGCCAGCACCTCTGCCGCTAAATATGCATCCGCTGATTCCAGTACCGCAGACAAGAACTCGCTGGATGTAAGAACTGCCAGCCTAATACGTTGTTCCACCATGTAGCCGGCTTCTTTGCGGAGCGTCTGAATCTGTCGAGTTATATCGCGCACAACACCTTCCCGTCGCAATTCTTCGGAAATATTGATGTCAAGTGCGACTGTGATTTTATTATTCAAGCAGGTAGTGCTCACGAGGCCGCTTTTCGTCTTTGTTTGCACCAAGAACAATTCTGATGGAAGTTCACCCTCCCAACCGGGTACAATTATTGCATCGCTTACTTCTACCTGCACGGCTACGGACACCGAGTCTTCGTGTGAAAGATTCGCCAAGTGCGTTTTAAATGTATTCACTTGCGACTTTAGTAAAGCTCCAGCAAGCTTAAAATTCACGAATGGTAACTTCGCGTGCAAATCGTCCGTATTTGTCAAGAAGATTAACTCTTTTACATTTAGTTCATTCAATATCTGTTGTTTGAACAGGTTAAGAGTTGCTTTCATTTCTTCCTCACAAGCAACAAAGATTCTCTGCAACGGCTGCCGTACTTTGATCTGTTGTTCATTCCGCAAGCGTAACGCTGTGGCGATTATCTCGCGTACCGTGACTGTTTGTTCAAGTAAACCATCGTTTTCAATACCCTCCAAAGGTTTTGGCCATTCGCTTAGATGAATAGAAAGAGCCGCATCTGGCTCAATTTTACGCACCATGTTTTGCCATATCACTTCGGTTTGGAAAGGGATAACAGGTGCCATTACAAGGGTTGTAGATTTAAGTGCAAAGTATAAACAAGCATAGGCCGTATTTTTGTCTTCGGCTTCACCGATTACCCAAAAGCGACGGCGATTTAACCGGATGTACCAATTGGATACATCTTCCACAAAGTCCTCAAACTCTTTTACAAGTACATAGACCTTATACTCGTCCATCAATTTCGTGGCTTTTTCGATAAAAACATTAGTGCGCAATAACAACCACTTGTCCAGTGTACTCAAGTGTGTGGTTTTTATGCTTGCCAAGTCAGGTTTATCAATAGAATAGTACGTGTCAAAAAATGTAAAAATGTTCCGAAAATTTAGAAGTTTACGACGGGCTTCGTCGCTCATATCGAGTCCAAAGCGTACAGCGTTATCGTTCGGAGTTCCTGCGAAAAGATAACGTAGACTGTCACTGCCAATTTCCTCGGCTGCTTCGTCGAATTTGATCATATCACCCGTTTTTGAAAATTTGCCGCCATCTTCCTTAGCTACCATAGCATAACACATTACGTGTTCATAGGGTGGGCGATCCTCTAACACGACACTCATAAACAACATCGAATAGAACCACAAACGCACTTGCTCGTTCATTTCTGTTACCCATTCAGCTGGGAAATTGCGGTTCCAAATTGTACGGTCATTGAAATAGCCAAGCGTAGTAAAAGGCACAATTCCTGCATCCAACCACACATCGCCTATATCGTGAATGCGCTTTACATTTTTCCCGCAACAAGGACAGATAATCTCAATACCATCTATCCAAGGTCGATGAAGTTCTTTCAACCCGTCAACAATGTCAGGGCTTACTGCAAAAGTTCGTAATTCATCCTTGGAGCCGATGACTGTCAACTTGCCACATTCACAGGGGTAAAAGGGTAACGGCAAGCCGTAATATCGTTTGCGACTAATATTCCAGTCACTCATATTAGTAAGCCAATCCTCCATGCGCCGTCCGGCGCTTTCAGGTTCCCACTTGACTTTTTTAGCGGCAGCAATAAGTCTTGGCTTCAATTCTTCTGTGGCAATATACCATGCAGGAACAAGGCGGAAAATCACTGGAGTTTTGCAGCGCCAGCACACAGGGTATTTGTGATCATGAGGTTCAACTTTGTAAAATTTCCCCCGATTTTTCAACTGTGAGAATACCTCGTCTGCAATTGCACCGCTGTTCCTACCTGTAAAAAAACCAAAGCCCTCAAGAAATACACCAAGGTCATCCACAGGCATCAACTGCGGTAATTTTTCATGTAGTCCCAGTTCAAAATCCTCAACACCACAACCGGGAGCGATATGAACAATGCCTGTGCCTTCTTCTGCATCCACGTCTCCCCATGCAACAATCCGGTGTGTAATGCCTTTTTGGGCAGGAATTTCCTCAAAGCAGGTTTCGTAATGTAGCCCCACCAATTCTTCGCCTTTGAATGTACCTAACACCTCAAGCTTATCATCGCATAAGTGTTTAATAGCGCTCAAAGCAAGCACTATGGGCTTGCTTTGACTTTTTAGGCGTACCAGTGCATAATTAATATTTGGATTTACAGCCAGAGCCACATTAGAAGAGAGTGTCCAAGGTGTTGTTGTCCAAACCAAAATGTTATAGTCCTTGCCTTCCACAGGTAGTTGGAAGAATACTGAGTCGTGGGTCATCTCTACGTAAGAGCCAGTCATTTCATGCTCACTTAAGCTGGTGCCACAGCGAGGACACCAAGGCATGGGTCTATATTCTTGCTGTAACCACTGACTGTCATGGCACTTTTTTAGAAAATGCCAAATGCCCTGGATATTCTCATCTGTATGAGTGAAGTAGTCGTGTCCCCAGTCCATCCACATTCCTAATCTGAGGCTTTGTTTGGTGATGACACCAGCAAAATTTTGTACACGTTCTTTGCATTTTTCTGTGAATCTATCTATGCCATAAGTCTCTATGTCTCGCTTAGAATTAAAGCCTAATTCTTTTTCCATGCCGACTTCCACCCATAACCCTTGAGCGTCAAAGCCGTTTTGACAGCGACAGTCGTACCCACGTAAAAACTTATAACGGATATAAATATCTTTGAGGCTACGACCGCGTGCGTGATGAACACCCATGGGATTATTGGCGGTAATGGGTCCATCCAAAAAGCGGAACAACGACCGTTCGACGGCTTGTTCCCGTAATTTAGCAAAACACTGCTCACGCTCCCAAAATTGCATGATTTCGTGTTCTTCCTTAATTAATTTGTTTTTTATTAACGCATATTCTTCCACATCTTAGCCTCCTTTTCCAATTGAGATTGGTGGGTCTGGGCGGAATCGAACCGTCGACCTCGCGCTTATCAGGCGCGCGCTCTAACCATCTGAGCTACAGACCCATTTGCTAACAAATCAACTACTTTTTGTTAATGTTTAACATCTCTCCTTACACGACACAATGAAATAATCTCAGCCCCACAAATCAATCGGCAACAATTAGGTTGTAGACATGATATATGTAGTGGAAAACGGGCTTATTACATTGCTATTTCATAACAATCCGATGATCGTAGTGGTGGTATTTGTTGGTGGGCCATCACGGACTCGAACCGCGGACCATCCGGTTATGAGCCGGGGGCTCTAACCAACTGAGCTAATGGCCCTAATCATTCAAAACTACTCCCAATTTAAACTTTGCTAATGATCTTTACCCCCTCGTTTCATCAGGATTCGCAAAAAGTTTTGCTGGCAGATATTCAAATTCATCGTTTGAAGTCGGAACACGTATGACAATATTTTGGAAAATATCAAGTGTACGTAAATCAGCTCTTTTAGGCAAAGTAATATACTTGTTAGCAAGCGTCTGAATAAATACACCACCTAAATCATCCGAGATTTCGGTAATCTCTGCCGGTGTGCCGCGTCCGAACGCAAAAACTTGAATTTGTTGTTTGTAGCTTCTCAGTTTCAAAACATCATCTTCATCATCGAATTTAACAAAGAACTTATTTAACATATCAAATTCAATATCGCGTGCAAAACCGATAGTTTGATCACCAGTTTCAATTTCTCGCTTGTGACATTTCTCCCCGTCAATGTAGCAGTCCTTTAAATTTATTGAAAGTGAAGTTCCTTTATAAGCAACATCTGCAACTTCGGCGTCCTCATCAATTTTCAAGTCGATTCTAAACTCTTTTATTGTTGCTGTAGCAGCGCGTGGGATGCTTGGACTGATCTCGCCTTCTTTTTTTACAGAAGATAGAGAGATTTCAGTTCCGACTCGAATCGTCCCATTTTCAATAAACACTCGCCATACCTTACCCGCATTACTACGGGGATGAGGAAACTCCCTGTCAATTGAAAACACAAGGTCAGAAGGCATAAGACCATCATATGTATTGTTCGCAATATCAAAATATTGTTGTTTTATGGCTTCGATCAATGTTTTCCCTTTGTACCACGGAGTGCTTGTACTCAATTCAAATACATTAACACCAGAACGCTCTTTAAAGTTAATTGCAACAGGGATAATATTTGCAATTTCTACGGATGGGAGATGTTCATATATTTTTTTAACCGCTTGATTATAAGCATCCTCGCTGTAAGAAGCTCTATCAAATTGAGTGAGGGCGATAACCAATTTACGGTTCTTATGGAAAGCTCTCCATGGCTTTGTTCTGTTAAAAATATTGCCATCAAACTTATCGTCAATAATATGCGCTATGGAAAGACAAAATATCCCTATCTTGCCTTTGGATATCCCATACTCTTGGTTTGGCCGTGCACGTGTATATCGACCCCCCAACTGACCTGGAGTGTCAATTAAAGTGATTACAATAGGATATGCATCACCAACTAAGAAGTCACGCAGGTGATATTTTCGTGTTCTGTATCTTTCGTTACTGCCTGCAACATCAGCAATGAGAGGGCTTATTAACGATGAGTATAAATAATCTAATCTAAACTGTGGACCTAAATCTTCTCGAAGCTCAGTCTCGTGCCGATCCATGTTCGTATTTTGGGACTCTGCAAACATATATCCCATAAGAGTGGACTTGCCATGATCCGCTTCCCCGAAAAAAACGGCTCGTGACCCCCAAATCAACTCATTGTTTTCCATAATGTTGTAGCTCCTTTCATTTTTCGTAAATGATTGTACTTTTGCGAAAAAGGGACGGCAAACACGCTGTACACCGCACTTTTTACCGTCCCTTGACCAGAAATTTGACCATGTTCAGTTGGTGGAATAAACCGCCGAAAGTGCATTCATGCAGCCGCGCTTATGCTCTGTGCTTGAGTGGGCGTATTTGTTCAGTGTGACCATCGCCGAGCCATGTCCGAGAATTTCCGACAGCGATTTTACATCAAAGCCATTTTCCAACGCCCTCGTCGCGAACGTGTGGCGGGTGGTATGCCAGCACACATCCTTGACTTCGGCGGCTTCGAGGATTCGCTTGAATCGATACTGGAGCGTCCGTGGTTCTATGGGCTTATTTTTGTAAGTGAGAACATAGTCTGTTTTGGCAACCAGTTTAAAGTTGCAAAGGATGTCAAGAAGGAAATCAGGCAATGGTATTTCCCGTGCTGAAGTCGCGCTTTTGGGCGCAAGAAATGCAAGCTCGGTTTTGTTCTCGCCGTCCGATCGAATACGTTGCATGGTGCGGTTAACATAGAACAACTTGCACTCAAAATTTATATCCGACCATTGCAAGCCACTAACCTCTCCGATACGAATTCCCGTGTACAGGCACAACATAACAGCGATGTAATCAACGTTGCCACGATCCTTTGCCGCCTGTTCAAGACGCTTCTGCTCATCGATTGAAAGGTATTCCACCGCCTTCTTTCCCTCTTTGGGAAACTGCACGGAAAAAGCGCTACCAGTTGTCGCTACGACGGAACTTTTCACTAAATTGAAAACGGATTGTACGGTGGTGACCGACAATCCGTTTTCAAGCAGCCTATTTACGAATGCTTGTGAGAGTTCCGCTGTCAATGCGTCACATCGCATTTTGCCGAAGTAAGGAGATATATAGCGGTCGAGATACCTCCTATATACGCCAAGCGTTGATGACTTGAGCCGCAACCTTGAATTCTCCAGATGCATTGAAACAGCCTCGTCGATTGTAGTCCCATTCGCCATTGGCGAATCTTTCTGAATAGGTGCGGGCATGGTTTGGTTTGCAATAGCTTTCGCCCTCTCCAGTTTTTCTTTGACTTCCGCGTATGTTTTACCAAATACCGAACGATACTTTGTTTTGCCGTGGACATCGTAGCCATTGGCATACCGGCCTTCGAATCGACCATCTTTGCGGCGATAGATGTTTCTTGCCATTCTCATGGGATTAATTCCTCCTTGTTTTTGACCAGATTACTGACCATATTCAATAATATTATAGTCGCCGACTTAAGGCGAGGGCAAAAATATTTTTGAAAAATTTTAATTTCACCCCTTGCAATTTCTTTTTAGATATGTTATAATCTTTAAAATACGGGATGCGATATTGGCTTCAGGTGAAAACGCAAATCCGTGGGGTTGACGCAGAGTTCAAAAGAGCCTATAATGGGCTGGTTGGCGGGATTTCCCGTTGGACGTTATAGAACTCGGTAAACCCAAGTGATATATCTTTTTCGCAAAAGTACAATCATTTACGAAAAATAATACTGTACAACTCGCCTAACGCTGCGTGCGGCCTTACATCCTGTGCAGTATCGTAGTATGCCGTACAATTTCATACATTGCAAGCACTAAAAAGCCCGCCCCGAGATAAAAATCGGAGCGGGCTTTTTTGCGTTTTGGGGCTATTGTCGTGATGCTGTAACAACCTTTTTGTGATACACGAGTGATGCACATATCCGCTGCATATCACTTTAAAATGTCTTTATGGTTGCTGGCTATTTTAAGCGTTAGTGATACTTGTGATATTGGTGATAGGTGGCTTCGCTATTGTCGTGACGCTGTCACGACAATCTATTTCGATAAATATGCTCTTAACGCTTCGGCGACAGTTTCCTCAATCTCCTCTGGGCTTTTCCCTTCGTCAAAAAACTCGGATAGGAACTGACCGCTGAACTTCACGGGTTTAATCTTGGACGGGAAGAACCCCGGCTCAAATACGCGCTTGATGAAATCTTTAGGCAACGAGCCGCTTTTCTCAGCTTCGTCGCGGAGCATATTCGCTATCTTGATGGTCAGCTTCCGTTCTTTGGCAAGCTGCGCCTCGACCGCTTTTTGCGCGGATGCATCCAAATAGGATATAGTGACAGCCACACGCAGAGCAAACTCGCCGCTGTCCAGCCGTTCCTTCAATGACGGGATAAGCGTATTCACACGCAAATAGCGGTGTATGGTGTCCTTGGAAAGCCCATACTGCTCGCCCAGTTTTCCCATGCTCGACTTATTCGCCACCGGCGAAGAGGTCATGGATTCAATCTCGCCGATTAAATCCGAGCGAAATCCGGGCTTTTTTTTCATAATGTCATAGTGCTTCGCGATAGCAATGGCGCGTTCGCTGTGCTTCATGTCGGCGAATGACCGTTGGATGAGGTTGGTTTCCGTTACGATGAACATGGCTTCATCATTGGTCAGCCCCTCGCGCACGACCGCCGGGACTGATTCAAGCCCGGCTTCCTTCGCTGCCGCGACGCGGTTATGCCCTGACAGGATTTCAAAATTCCCGTTATCTGACGGGCGGACTACAATCGGAACAAGCACGCCGTTTTCACGGACGCTCTCAACCATGTCCGCAAACCGCTGCCCCTCATACTGAGAGAAGGGATGGTCTTTGAACGGTACGAGCAAGTCAACGCTGATTTCCTGATAGCCTTTTGTTTCCGGCATTTCGCTTACCTCCATAAAATTAGTTTCCGTATCAGTATTATGCCCCATATTGTCCTCGTTTGCAAGGAAGTCCTTAAAAAAGTCATTGCCGAAAGAAGCATTGTACGGCACGGCGGTTTTCAAATCAAAGGCCATTACGAACTCCTCATCGTCACCGATGATCTGCGCTTCTATTGTATAGGAACAATCGCTGAACCAGTTCATGCGCTTGCATAGCTCATAGAAATACCCGCCGTAGTCTTTGTACTTGCGCGGGTATATTTTATTGCCGCAGTTCGCCCTCCAAGGAATCCGCTGGTCAGCGTTCTCAGCGCAAGGTCTGAGATAGAACGCCGTCAGATCGTCTTTCACTTCAAATATCTGAATGTATCCTACATCCGGCATCAGCCTGACGCAGGGGATATTGAACACCATGCTCCGGTTGTCGATTTTTACAAGAGGAGGCTGAAATCTCATATCGTTTCCCCCTCTACAATAACCCGGCAAAAAAGTCGTCGTCGCTTTGCTGCTTCGCTTTTATATCATCAAAATATTTCCGCAGGGCGTTGTATTCGCTCTTGAAATCAAAATCGTCGTCGTCAAGCATTTCAAGGATGTCGTCGTAATAACGGCCGCCGCGGATAGCGGAGACTTCAAACATATAAGTCCAGCCCTCAGTTTCCGGCAGTTCTTCTATCCACGGATACTCTTTTTCAATGTCGCCGATATTAATCAATTCGCGGCTCTGGTCGTCACTCCAAATATAGCCGAACTCGTCGCAGACAAACTCTTCGTTTTCCGGCAGGTCATCGCAATATATCTCGCAGCGCGGCTTGATTTGCCTGATTAAAAATCCGAACAAGAAAGAATCGGGCGAATTCGAGGGGTATTCATTCACGTCCCCTTTGTTATAGAATATGCGGGGATAGAATCTTTCGAGGAACGTCCAATAGCCGTCGCCATTGTCGCAGCTGTCGAAAATCTCCTGCAGAAACGGTATGAATATATTTGTTTCAACCTTGTCGGGAATCATGTCGTACAGCATATTGAAAACTTGGTCGCCGTGCATACGCCTGCGCCTGTCCTCAAAGAAGCCGCCGAGCCGCTTAATGAATATATCCTTTTGCTTTGAGAAGAACAGGGCGCAGAAATACTCCTGAAACGAACGGTGGGTAAAGTGGAATCTGCCGCCCTCAAAATACATCAGGCAAAGATTGGCGCAGAGGTCGTGAGCGAAGTCAGCTGCTTTGACGGTGTTGTCGCTGATCCTCAGAATGTCGAAATACCGCGCAAATTCCTCCTCGGAGAAATCAAACTTGGAATCCTTATATGAATGGAAACAGAACTCGGCGAAGTAATTCGAGAAGTCGTCAATCATCAGGCCGCTTTTATATATCCTCTTATATCCGCTCTTGCTGGCGTCGTGGGTTTCGGAAAGGGTGATAAACGCCTTGCGGTAGAAAATATGCATCTTCGTAGGGATGTCGGCGAACTTCTCAAAGGTCAGCAGCATGATGGTCAGCAGAAGTGGGTTTTCGATGAAGGATTTATGTGTCTTGTAAAGCGAACCCTCCACCAAGGCGCGGAACTTGTTCTTGAACTCCGGCTCATCCGGGCGGAACTCCAGCCTGTCTATCAGCCGCAGAGCTTGTTGTTGCGTGAAAGGCTGTAGTTTTAATACGGTGAACCGCGTGAATGAAACAAAGGTCTGAAACGGTCGCGAAGAAATAACGAAGCAATTCTTAGGATGTTTGTCCGTGAAGGTTTCGATTTCCCGCTCGAAGCCACCGCTGCGTTCGCCGTTGATTTCGTCCAGCCCGTCAAATAGCAACAGGAATAATCCGTTATCAAGGGTGGCGTCAAAATCGTCTCTTGTGACGGCGCTGTTCAGGGCTTCCGCTTTGGCAAAAATGAAATCCTCCAGACTTCCGGCGGCCTCGTTATAGTCCTTAAGCGGCAGAAAAATCGGGACGCGGCGCAGTTTGCTGAAGTTTTCTATGGTGTTCAAAAGCAGATGGCGCATCATCATCGACTTGCCTAAACCGCCGACACCTTCAAAGATGATAAAGTTGGATATTTCCGTCAGCGATTCAAGGGTGACGTTTTCAATGGTGGTTCTGCTGCGCCCCACTGAATGCACGGCACGATTCGGCACATAGAAGCTGTAAAACGGTCTCGGTTCGTTGCTGTATAGCAACGTTTTCATGGTCTCATATTTTTGTTTCGCGCTATTCATATAGCCGACAAAAGCGGCGGACATTGTTTCGATAGCCTCTTCCTCCCCATTAGGTATTACAAAAGATATTGTATCCTGCAACGGGGCGAAAGATACCACGAAATCCCAATCGATCTTATCGGCTACAGCTTTTCCCGGACGGTTGTCAACCCGCGCTGTGTGCAGGAACACCCCGGCGAGGAAATGCGACAGCGCGAAACGACTCTGCATCAGCAGGGCGTCTTTTTTTGCGCCGCTAACCAACTCGACTACGGTGTCGCCGACGATGGATTCATCCTTATCCATAATATCAAGGATTGCGAGTACGGCCAGCTTTCGCTTGTTTGGATCAATAAGCGAAAGCTTTATTATTTTCTCGTAAAAATACGCGGCGACCTTGCGGGGATCGGCGCTTTCCGCGCATGACTTGACGTCGCCAAGCCCGTTGCTTCTGCTTTCGGGCAAATTGGCCGTGCATTGCAAAAGCCCCGTTACCGCGTTAGAGGTCAGCTTGCAAGACCTGTCAACGGACTGTACGAGTATGTTCAATAGTTTTTTCTTTTCAATGCCGTCGGCGCCGCACAAAAGCAGCACGTTGGCGAATGTCCCGAAGCACAATTTCACGCCGTTTTTAACCTCTTTTCGGAAAACCAAAGCCAAATCAAAGGATTCCGCATATTTCAAAGCCAAACCGAAGCCAAATCAAAGCCTGTATCTATTCACAACCAAAATCGGTATCCGTAAAATTATATTCATAGAGCAAGACAAGCCCCCGCAACCCCGTATCGGCTAAAATCCAGAATTTAATATTATCATAAAAACAGTAAAAAGTCAATGATTCGACAAAATCGAATCCGAAAAATAAAAAACACGGAGGTACAAAAGAGATGACCTACATAAAAGACGCGGACAACCATGTCACCTTTGCGGTTGACGAAACGGCGAAGGTAATCGAACACCGGGTAAGGCGCAACGGTTGGGAGTACATAACCCGCTTTTGGTGGAACCCGGACGGCACATACGCGAAGGAAGCTACCAAAGAACCCTTGAAGAAGTAGCCCCAAAACAGAATACCACAGCCCGACCGCGTTGACGGCAGTGCTGGATGTCCCCGCAAGGGACGTTCGCCACTGCCGTCTTTTTTTGTTTCCGGCGGTTGCCAAACCCGCCCTAAGTGTCCTGTGGGGTTTGAAGGGCGGTAATGTCCAAAACCGCCCTCAAATTTCATTACACCCTTGAAAGCGTTCCGGAACTAAAAAATTCAACCCCGACCCTTACAAACGCCCATTCCCGTGGCTATACGGTGAGGGCTGAAAAAATCAAAGAAAAAAGGAGACCAAAAACATGAAGTACGAGTACAAGACATCCACAGGCAACATCGCCATCGAGGTGGACGAGCAGTTCCACGATTTGCTGACCGCGATGGACAACGAGGAGAAAAACTCCAACCGCAAGCACAGCCGCCGTTACCCCGTGTCGCTGGAGAACTGCGAGTACGAGGGCGAGTGGTTTGAAGACAAGCATGACGTTATCGGCGAAACCGAGTCCGGCATCGACATGGAGCGGGCGATGGCGTCGCTGACCGGGATTCAGCGGATTTGTTTTACCGAAGTCTGCTTGAACGGCAAAACCCAGCGGGACGTCGCCGCCGAACTGGGCAAGTCAAAATTCGCCGTCACACAGGCGATTGAGGGCGCGAGAAAAAAATTCAAAAAGTTTTTCTGATGGGTATATGCCCAAACGCCCTCTCCCGTGGCTATACAGTGAGACCTCCGAAAAAAACGGTCTCGGGCGGATGATTCGCCACCGGCGAATAAGTCCGCTCTCACAACTGAATAACCGTAGCGCGTCCCGGTATATATGGCGCGTGTCGCTCGGGCAAATCGGAAGCGACCAAGAAAGTATCCGACACGAAAGACGCAAGGCAAGCGTCCGCGCCCGACGGGAGCGTTGAAGGAATCCCGCAAAAATCACAGTTACGGAGGAAACCAAAATGCAAAAAGCAATGCAAATCCGCGCTGATCCCTACAAACATCAACAGGAGGCTTTCGACCTTGCTTGCCGTCTGTTCGGCCTGACAGAGGGAGGTGATGCTGACCATTCCATAAGGAGCCGCGGCGCGGCTTTACTTATGGAAATGTAGCTGGGGACAGGCAAAACCATCACCGCTATCGGTATTGCGGGGGCGTTGTACCAAGCCGAGCATGTCCGCCGCGTTCTCATCGTCGCCCCGCTTTCCATCTTGGGCGTATGGGATGAGGAATTCGCTAAGTTCGCGGATTTCCCCTACACCTTGCAAGTGTTGGAAGGCAGCGCCGCAAAAAAGTCGGCAGCGTTGCAAGCACTGGGTTGGTACAAATTTCAGGATCGGGATACGCAACCGCCACTTACTGTAGCGGTAGTCAACTACGAATCGGCATGGCGCATGGAAAAAGAACTGGCGGCTTGGAAACCCGACCTCATCATAGCCGATGAGGGACACAAGATTAAAACCCATAACATCGCGGCTTCCAAGGCGATGCACAGGCTGGGCGCGCTGGCGAAATACCGGCTCCTGCTTACCGGCACGGTTATCACAAATCGAGCAATCGACGTGTTCAGCCAGTACAAGTACCTCGATCCCCACATATTCGGCTCTTCATTCTACAGCTTCCGCAACAGGTACTTCGACATGGTCGGTTACGGCAATCACACCCCTGTGCTGAAAAAGTCCATGGAGCCGGAACTGACCGAGAGGCTTCACAGTATCGCTTATCGCGCCACCAAGTCCGAATGTCTCGACCTTCCCATGACGACGGACATTGTCCGTACAGTGACGCTTGAACCTGCCGCCGCCAAGGTTTACCGCGACCTCGTAAAGGAGAGCTACGCCGAGCTCGGCAACGACCGCGAAGTCAGTGCAACAAACATCCTGACCCGACTTCTGCGGCTATCCCAGCTTACAGGCGGCTTCATCGGCGACGACGCGGGCGGCACACCTCAGAACATCGGCCGCGCCAAGTTGAACGCCCTGTCGGACATCATTGAGCAAGCCCAAAATGAAGGTAAAAAACTGGTGGTCATCGCCCGGTTCGTGCCGGAAATTAAGGCCATCTGCTCCATGCTCGGCAAAGCCGGGATTGGCTATTCCTGCATCATGGGTGGCGTCACCGACCGAGACAATCAGGTGTCCCGCTTTCAGACTGACCCCGATTGTCAGGTATTTGTGGGACAGATTGCAACGGCGGGGCTGGGGATCACGTTGACCGCCGCCAGCACCTTGGTGTTCTACAGCACCGATTATTCCATGTCCAACCACGAACAGGCGCGGGCCCGGATTCACCGCGTAGGGCAAAAAGAGAACTGCACCTATATATACCTTGCCGCCAAAGGCACGGTGGATGAAAAAGTCTTAAAAGCCCTACAAAGTAAAGCCGACCTCGCCCGGACACTGGTGGACGATTGCAGGAAAGGACTTAATCCCTATGGATAAAGCAACAAACAACAATAAAGGCATATTCGCGAGCGCAAACGTCGCGGCAAGCACAGACGAAAGCGCGCGAATTGTCGGCGGCGACTCGCCGCTGTTCGAACTCGCCGACGAACTGAAATCACTGCGAGATTTGAAATCGGAACTGGAGGCGCAGGTCAAGGATACTACCGCCAAAATCGACGAGGTGGATTACCGCCTTTCCGAAATGATGGCTGAAACTGAAACCCAAAACTTCACCCGCACAGGCACCATGTTCTGCCTGACTACCAAGACCCGCGCCTCCGCTTCGGCGGGCGTGAAGGATGAACTTTACGCCGCGCTGCGGGAGCAGGGCTTCGGCGACCTCGTATACGAGACCGTCAACGCGAATTCGCTCTCTTCCTTCGTGAAGGAGCAGATTGAGGGGAACGACGACGTTCTTCCCGATTGGCTGGAAGGGCTGGTCAACGTCTTTGACAAGACCACCGTTTCCGTCCGCAAATCCACAAAACGCTAATTAGAAAAGGAGCATTTTATCATGGCTACTAACAACAAAAACACCGCTCTTATGGAGCAGAACAACAACAGCGGATTCCTCGTTCTGGCGGATGCCGCGTTCAGCGAATCCCTGTCGCAGGAACTGGAGGGGCTTGACCTCAGTTTCGAGAAAATCAAAATCCCCTCGGCGGGCAGTACCGTCTTTGAAGTCCCCGGCGAAGAGGATGACACCGACACCGTCAAGGAGTTTTCGGCGGTCATCCTCCACCATCACACCCTCAACGCCTACTACAAGACCAAGTACACAGGCGGCAACAACCCGCCCGACTGCGGTTCTTTCGATGGGATCACAGGCGAGGGCAACCCCGGTGGCAATTGCAAATCCTGTCCGCTGAACCAATTCGGCACCGCCGACGAAGGCGCGGGCAAAGCCTGTAAAAACCGCCGCCGCATTTACGTCCTGCGTGAGGGCGAGGTGTTCCCGCTTCTGCTCTCGCTGCCCACGGGCAGTTTGAAAGAGTTTACCAAGTATATCAAGAAGCTGCTGGGCAATGGCAAAAAGTCCAACATGGTCGTCACCCGCTTCAGCCTGAAAAAGGCGACCAGCAGCGGCGGCGTGGTCTACTCTCAGGCGCAGTTCGCCGTCGACCGCGCGTTGACACCACAGGAACAGGCGCTCATCGACAACCTGACCGAACAGGTCAAAGCATACAGCCGTCAGGTGTCCTTCGACGCCGAATCCTCCATCGACATCACGGTAGACGAGGAAACCGGCGAGGTCATCGAGCCGTTGGCATAATCTCACAACAGTTTGGCGGTATCTGTTCAAAAACCGCCTCCCTCCGGGGATGAATCTTAATTGGAGGTCAACATCATGACAAAGGAAGAACGCCTGTTAAAGGCTATTTATGCAGAAGACGGGGACGATGCCATGCCCGACAACTACCCTGATACTTACCTTGAAAAAGCCGACTACGCTGAATACTGCATGATTAAATTGCTGGAATATTTATCGCCCGCCCTGTGCCGCGTCAGCAGACTGTGCGCCATGTTAAAAGCCGGACAGGAGGGCGAGAAAAACACCCTGCCGTCCATTATCACCAATAACGAAACCCGCATGGTTTTGGAACCCCTCGCGAGGGTTAAAGGGGACGTGGACGACGCTTTCACGGAGCTTTTGAAAATTTATAACGAAACGAAAGGAGCGGCCACAAATGTACCGAGTATTAACGAAACTACATGACTTGCAGGAGTATTTGAAGGCTGCGGAGATCGTAGCCTTCGACTTTGAAACCGCTCCCGATGAAGCATACCGCGATGAAGATAAAGCCGCCCTCGATCCGCACAAGTCTCATATCGTCGGCATCAGCTTCTCTAATGCTGAAAGCAACGCCGTCTACGTTCCGCTGACCCACCGTATCGGGGAGAATGCCTCAAACCTCACGGCACTTTGGAAATATCTCGCGGAGTTATTCGCAAGGACGGACGTTATCAAAGTCGCACATAACCTCGTCTTTGAATCTATGTTCCTGTACGCCCGCAGCATCATAATCCAAGCCCCGGTATACGACACCATCGCCGCCGCGCAGATGACGTTGAAAGGCAATAACGGCTTTCGCTCCCTTGCCGACAGCGGTTTGAAAACCCTTGTTCCGGCTCTGCTGGATAAAGAACTGCCTACTTTCGGCGAGGTAACCGCCGGTCGGCACTTTGATGAGCTTGACCCCGCCGACTCCGAAACAATCCGTTACGCCTGCGCCGACGCGGACTATACCCTGCGGCTTTATCACATTTTCAATAACTGGTTTGACCGCTGGATGCCGAAACACCGCGATATCGTGGAGCGGGTGGAATCACCCACCGCCGTCTACTGCGGGATTATGAAATATAACGGTCTGCTGGTGGATGCGGAGAGGATGCGTGAACAGGGCGAACGCTGCGAGAACGAGCGTCAGCGGTTGAAGTCCGAAATCGCTTTTATCATCGGCGATGTCAACATCGGCGAGAACGCAAGTACATCGGCGTTTAAGGATTATCTGTATAAAAACCTCGGCCTGCCCGTGCTGAAAACAACCGCCAAATATCAGGAAGCGGCGGACGACGAAGCTATGGGGCTTCTCGCCGAGTGGTGTGAAACCAATCATCCTGAACTCGCGCCGCTGTTCAAATTGGTACAGGAGTACCGCCGCTGGGGGAAAATCAAGTCCACATATATTGACGGCTACGCAAAACACATCAATTCCGCGACGGGGCGCATCCACGCCGACCTTATGCCGTTGGCTACCGAGACCGGCCGCTTCGCCGCCCGCAAACCCAATCTTCAAAATATGCCGAGAGCGGGAGCCGACGACGTGGGCGTCCGCAACTTCATCATCGCCCCAAAGGGTAAGGTTCTGTTGTCGCTGGACTTTTCGCAGATAGAGCTTCGTGTCGGCGCTTTTTACTGCCGGGACGAGAAGATGCTGGAAACATACCGTACCGGCGGCGACATTCACGACCGGACGGCGACGGTTATCTACGGCGAGGGCAAGCATGACAAAGAACAACGCACCATCGCCAAGAACGTCAACTTCGGCACATTCTTTGGATTGTTTCCGCGCGGCTTGCAGCGAACGCTCAAGTTCAAGGCGGGACTGGATAAGCCGCTGGATTATTGTGAATCCGTCATTAGCAACATTAAAATCGGCTACCCAAAGCTGGCCATGTGGCAGGACGAAATTAAGCGCACCGCCGCCCGCTACCGTTACGCCGAAACATGGATGGGACGCAGACGGTATCTGCCGGGCATCGTTTCACAGGACTGGAATAAAAAATCCTTTGCCCAGCGGTGCGCCCTGAACACGCCCATCCAAGGCACGGCTGCCGACATTTTCAAACTGGCGCTGGGACGCGTTTTGGCGGGGCTGCCTGAACGCCCGTGGCTGCGGCCTTTGCTACAGGTTCACGACGAGCTGGTTTTCGAGCTTCCCTGCGGTAGGGTGACGGAAGCCGTGGGATTCATCAAGGCTTGCATGGAGGCACAGCCGTTCCCTGAGTTTGACGTGCTGATTACCGCTGACGCCGCCGTTGGCGTGAAGTTCGGCGAGATGGAGGAGGCCACAAGCGAATGAGTATCAGTAAAAGAAACAGCGAGGGTTATTACGACCCGACCGCGTATGAAGCCCTAAGCGCGGTTGAACGGGATAAGCCCCGCAAAGACAAATCGAAGCAAATGCAGCCGAGGGTATATATCTGTTCACCTTATCGCGGCGATACCGAAAACAACACGCGAAACGCCCTGCGTTACTGCCGTTTCGCCGTGGAGCGGGGATATTTTCCACTGGCTCCTCACTGTTATCTGCCTTTATTTATGGACGACAACATACCCGCCGAGCGGGAGCTTGCTTTGTCTTTTGGGCTGAGGTTATTGAACGGCTGCCGTGAACTTTGGGTGTTCGGCGATGTTATCAGCGAGGGCATGAAACGCGAAATAGCCAGAGCCCGCGAAAAGAATTTCCCGGTTAAATTTTTTACAACGAATTGCGAGGTGATGGCACGATGAACACACAAGAATTCTCGCAAACCCTTTATGGCGGCGCAACTTCCGGCTGGCTTTCGGTTTGGACGCTTCCCGATAAGAAGACGGCGTTTTTCCCCATAGCGAATATCCCCGCCGCAGTCTCTTATGCCGAGAGCCTCTTCGATACCCACGATGTTTATTACGGCGTGGGGCTGCGCGGGGAAAAACTCGGCGAACGTCAACGGGGCGGCAACGATGATGTAACCGTCGTCCCGGCGCTCTGGTCGGACATTGATATACAAAGCCCCGCCCACAAAGAAACCGCCCTGCCGCAATCCGCGAAGGAAGCCCTCGCTTTCCTTGATAGCTTGCCGTTGAAACCTTCTATCGTAGTGAACAGCGGCAACGGGCTTCATGTCTACTGGCTGCTTGACAAACCGCTGGGGATTGCGACCAAAGCGCACAGGGATAACATCGCTCATGCCTTGAAAGGCTGGCAGCAGTATATCAACGCCGCCGCGAAAGAAAAAGGCTGGAAGCTCGACAACACTTCCGATTTGTCCCGTGTCCTGCGGCTCCCCGGCGGCATCAACCATAAGTTGGACAACAATGCCCGCGCCGAAGTTATCTCCGTAAATGATAACCGTTACACCCCGTCAGATTTCACGCCGTACATTCAGAGCGAAGCGGATACCGCTTCTGATGGTTCGCCAATGGCGAATAGGTCTGCGGATGGAACGGAGAAATTCACAGGTACGACGGGCGCAGCATCCCGTATCTTTGAGAAGTGCGCTTTTATGCGGCATTGCCGGGATAACGCCGCGACCCTGCCCGAACCCCAGTGGTACGCAATGGTGAGCAATCTCTCCCTTTGCGCCGACGGCAAAGAACAATGTCACGCTTGCAGCAAGGCTTACCCCGGATACAACGCCGCCGAGACCGAGGGCAAAATCGCACACGCCATCACCGCCGCGAAACCTCACACCTGCGCATATATTCAACAGTCGCTGGGCTTTGACTGCGGGGAATGTTCTGCTGGCTGTAAAGCGCCTGTCGCCCTCGCTGTTGTCACGAAAGCCGAACTTGTAAAAAATCTGCTGGAAGCCGACCTTGAAGATTGGAACGAGGTCTACACCGATAAAGGATACCTTGACGCTTTGTGCTACGCAAAGGCTGTTTTACCGGGCGATTACGCCAAGTTCAAGGTTCATGTCAAAGGCAAGGTCAATATCCCCGACTTGGAACGGTGCCTCAAAGCCCACGCGAAAGAGAGTCGCCCGGCGGATGAGGACGAGGAGAGTTTAGAACTTGACGGCATCGACCTCGGCGGCGCGAAAGTTCCCCGCCGCTGGCAGGTGTCAAACAAACATGGCGTTCGCCGCGCCTTTGCCGCAAAAGACAGCGATACCGAAGTCGTCGCCTGTCCCGACCCGGTGGTTATCACACGGCGGCTGGTCAACCTTGACGACGGCAAGGAGAAGCTGGAGCTTTCATTCCGGCGCGACGGGCATTGGAAGACGACTGTCGGCAACCGTACCCAAGTCTACAACAAGGCTTCGATTCTCGGATTCGGTGATGAGGGGCTTCATGTGACCAGCGGCACGGCGGCGGAGCTTGTCAGTTACCTCTCCGACTATGAAATGTGTAATAAGAAGATCATCCCCCGCGTGTCCAGCATCGCCCGGCTTGGCTGGATTGAGGGGACAACTCAGTTTTTCCCTTACGCCGTCAACGAGCCTGTTATGTTCGAGGAAGATAAAGGCACGGCGGCATTGTACCGTAATCTCGCCGAACAGGGTGATTATACCGCGTGGAAAGCGATGATGGCTCGGCTCCGCAAAAATCCGCTGGCAAGGTTCATCACCTCTGCCGCGTTCGCCTCGCCGCTGCTTTGTAAAATCGGCGTCCGAACTTTTGTCATTCATCACTGGGCGAACAGCGGCGCGGGCAAGTCCGCCGTTCTCAAGGCGGCAATCTCTGTTTTCGGCAATCCGCTGCGGATTATGGGTAACGGCTTCACGACCATTGTCGGTACGGAGCAATTGGCGGGGACGCTGCGGCATCTGCCTTTCGGCATCGACGAAAAACAGTCGGCGGACGAAAAACGCATGAGCCTTGAGCATCTCATCTACGTTCTCGGTCAGGGAAGCGGCAAGATTCGCGGGGCGAGAGGCGGCGGCAACGCCGAGGTTGCGACTTGGCACAATATTGTCATGCTTACAGGCGAGGAGCCTGTGACCCGCACATCCTCCCTCGACGGTGTCCAAACCCGCACATTTGAGATTTATGGTTCGCCGATTGAGAATCCCGACTTTGCGAAAGAGGTGCATATCGTCAGCGAACAAAATTATGGCTTCGCGGGCGCGGCCTTCATGCGGGCGGTGTGCGCGAAGCTCAAAGAAAATCCCGATTCCTTGCGGCAGGAGTATCTTTCTATTCTTGAGGAATTGAAACGGCGGGGCTTGAAAAACATTCACGCCGACTATGTGGCAGCGGTGTGCCTTGGGGATATTCTCGCGGAAACCGTCGTCTTCGGTACGGATGCCGAAACCGCCCGGCGCGAGGCTCTTTCCTGTGGAGAGGCCGTCTACGCGGTCAACGAAGCGCAAATGTCCACGAACGTGGTTGATAGGGCTTGGGACTTCATCAAGGGTTGGCTGGTCAGCAATGAGTTCCGTTTTTCGCCCGACGCCGCTCCGTTCTATGGGAAATCTGAAGCACAAGGGCAGGACAGCGAATACTCGGTGATTCCCGCTTATCTTGATTCCGCGCTTGAGGATGCGGGGTTCAACGTCAAAAAGACGCTTCAAGGCTTGCGGGAGCAGGGATATATCGCCACGCAGAAGGACAGCGAGGGAAAAGAACGCACAAAAAAGCTGGTCTGGATTTACGGAAAGCCGGTTCGTTGTTATGTGTTCAAATTAGCCACGGATAATGTGCCACCGCTTCGCGGTGAGAACGAATAATAATTTTCATAACCACTATAACCACTTTACACATCAACAATATATGTCGTGTAGAGGACATATACCGCGATTTTACTCACACATATATACACCTAAATAAGCACGGTCGTGTCGGCGGTAGGCGGTTAGTGTGGTTATGCGGTTAGGACTGAGGTAACTGCCAATGCTTGAAAAAGATATTACAAACCAAATCATGAAACACCTAAAGACGGTGCCGCATTGTTTCTGCTGGAAACAGCATGGCGGACAATTTGGCACCGCCGGCATCCCTGACATCATCTGCTGCCTGAACGGACGCTTTGTGGCGTTCGAGGTCAAGACGGAAACCGGGAAGCTGACTAAGTTACAGGAATCAACGATACAAAAAATACAAAGAGCAAAGGGCGAAGCCTTCAAAGTCACATCGCTGACAGAGGTCAAAGAGATATTGAAAAATCTAACTTTTTGACTGGAGGATAACCCATGGCTAAAAACATACGATGCGCTTCCTGCCGTTTTGCCCGACAGGACATAAGCGCCAGCGAATATACAAAAAAGCATTGCAAGGATTGTGAATTGGACAGCGGCTGCACCTGCCGCAAGAAGGTTTGTAAATGCGGCGATGGATGCGAGTACAAAGGCACCGATAATATCTGCTCAAAGCAAACCCTCAAATGGGCGGCTATCGAGTGCGGCTGTTCCGACAGTGAATATTACAAAGCCTTGCTGAACGTCACCCCCGGCGGTGACAAGCAAGACCGAATAACATGGAGCGGTTGCCCCTGCGGAGAGTGTGGTGATCGGTCATGACGGCAAAACAGTACCTCTCCCAAATACGCAGCCTTAAAATACGGATTGCCGCCATGTCCGAGCAGATTGAGTTTTTGAGAGCGGCGGCTGAGTGCGTAACGACGACCTACAGCGATATGCCAAGACCCGCCACCCGTAACATCCACAAAAACGAGGACGCAATTATTCGGGTGCTGGATATGGAAGAAAAGATGCAGACCGCGTTCAGCCGCCTCGCGGAAATCAATGAAGCCATCGCGTCCCTGACAGATTCCACACTTCATTCCCTGCTTGTCAAACGGTATGTCCGGGGAGAACGCTGGGAGCAAATCGCGGCTGATTTATTTGTCAGCATACGTCAGGTTCACCGCTTGCACCAAGCCGCGCTTGCCGAAATAGAGGCCGGTTTGAAAGTCGGCACATGACGGCACACCATGGCACAGTATTACACAGTCAGTCATCTTGTTTATGAAAAAGCGGCCTGTTATACTTATAATCAGCAAATTGTAATTTGCCGAGGTCTTCACGTGAGCGATCCCGTGAGGGCTTTTGTTTTACCCACTGATGGCGTTTCCGAAAGGGAGCGCCTTTTATTTTGCCCGAAAGGATGAACACAATGCCATATAAACCGAAGAAACCCTGCGCCCATCACGGCTGTTCCAAGCTGGTGACCGGGCGTTTTTGTGAAGACCATGCCAAACAGGACGCCCGCGAGTACGAGCGGTACCACCGCGACCTTGAGACCAGAAAACGTTACGGCCGGGCGTGGAAGCGTATCCGTGACCGCTACATCGCGGCGCACCCGCTGTGCGAACAGTGCGAGGCAAACGGACGGCTTACCCCGGCACAGGAAGTACACCACATCAAGCCGCTCTCCGAGGGCGGCGGTCATGACGAACACAACCTGATGGCGCTCTGTTCGGCGTGTCACTCGGGGATTACCCTTTCCGAGAACAATCGGAAACGGGGCTGAAAGGAGGCCAACTATGCCAAGCGGAGGAAAAAGAATAAGCGATAAAACACAACAATGCGTCTGCAAAAACTGCGGCGCGTTTTTTATTTGTACAGGCGTCGGCCGTCCGGCGGCGTACTGCAGCCCCGAATGCAAACAGGAGACTGCGTTAACAAGACGTGGGGTTGAACGTGTTTGTGAGCAGTGCGGCGTTACCTTTACCACGCTTAACGGCAACGCCATGTTTTGTTCAAAAGAGTGCCGCTGGGAATCCATGATTCAGGAGACGCATTGGCGCACTATGTATCAGAAGGAGTGTCCCGCCTGTGGGATTACTTTTGAGACAGTCAGCCGTTCGCAAATCTTCTGCTCTATAAAGTGCGGAAGGAAACAATCGGCGGAGGACGCGCGGAGATATAACACCTGCCAATATTGCGGGGAACCTTTCTGGCGAAGGAACGCCTACCGTATGAAGTATTGCGGCAGCGAATGTCAGTTTGCCGCCATTCGGGAAGAAACGCTGGAACGGCATAAAAACGATGTTCCCGTTCTTCCGACCGTATATGACAAGGTTTGTCCGGAGTGCGATACCGTTTTTACAACGACACGCCAAAATCAGATTTATTGTTCTAATGACTGTACCTACTCCGCGAACCTCCGGCAGAAGCGCGAGCAGTGGGCGGCTGAATATGAGCCGAGGACTTTTGTTTGCAAGGAGTGCGGCGCGGAGGTTACTACCGTTTGCGGCGAACCCCGGTCGGCTTTCTGTTCCGATGAGTGCGCGACACGTTGTACAAGACGGGCATATAAAGAACGGCGCGGCGAACATATGAAGCGGGCTTTCCGCAAGCAGGTTGTGTTTAAGAAGATATATAAGCGGGACGGCGGCGTCTGTCAAATCTGTGGGCTGCCGGTGGCGTTCGACAAAACCCCTGAACAAATCTGGGCGGCTACGATTGACCACATCATCCCCCTGTCAGTCGGAGGTACGCACGAGCCGGACAACTGCCAGCTTGCCCATCGTATCTGCAACTCATTAAAGCTGCAGGAAGACGACGGCTTTTATATCGACTGGGATGAGATGTGCAAGACTGACGGCGAACGCTGGATACCCGTGCTGGAGGAGTACCAACGGTACATGAAGGAAGCGACCCCCTAACGGGTGTCAATCCCTGCGACCTCACAAGCCGGCAACGGCGTGGGGTTTCGTAGAAATTTTTCAAAAATCAAAAATCAAAAAATCAAATCAATCAAAATCAAAACCGGGAGGTGACGGATATGCCCAGTGGAGGCTACCGTCCGGGGGCTGGCCGTCCCCGGAAAAATATAGACGACAAAAAACTTGAAGGCAAAGCGGCAAAGCCGACCGTTCCGGCAACGCCGCCGAAAAAAGTCTGCTCCAAAAATGTGATGGCGGACTATTTTTCGATGGCGATGAAGGAGTGCGAAAAAGAAGTCCCCCCGGCGGATGTCCTGCGAACCGAGATTGAGGACTACATCGCCGCCCGCGGCTGCGAGGGTTACGTCGCGCCGCAGACCATAACGGACTATGTGCTGAACAGGCAGGGTTTTCTCGCCTGTGAAGCCATGAACCGCAAAATCGGACGCATGACCAAAGACCTGAAGCTGTCGCCTTACGTCACGGCGGCGCAGGGGTACAACAAAGCCATGCGCGACGACTTCAACCTGATCATGCAGATCATCAACAAATACAGCGGCAACGGGGGCGAGGAGAAAAACGCCTTCCTTGAGCTATTAAAAACAAGGGGGTTCTAATCAATGGAAACAACTACACGCTTTGAAAAAGTGCCGATAGGCAAACTGGTGCCGTATGCCCGCAACGCCCGCACACACAGCAAGGAGCAAATTTTACAATTACGTTCAAGTCTACGTGAGTTCGGCTTCGTCAACCCGGTCATCGTAGATAAGGATTTTAACATCATCGCCGGACACGGGCGCATCATGGCGGCGAAGGAAGAGGGCTTGACCGAAATTCCCTGTGTGTTCGTGGAACATCTAACCGACGCGCAGAAAAAGGCGTACATCCTCGCCGACAACCGCCTTGCTCTTAGTGCGGGCTGGGACGAGGAACTGCTGGCTTTGGAATTTGCCGACCTGAAAGACCTCGGCTTTGACCTTGGGCTGACGGGTTTCGATGAAAAAGAGTTGGAAAAGCTGTTCTTCGTCGGCGCCGATGAAGCCGCCGAGGACGAATTCGATGTCGACGGTGAACTGGAGAAGCCCGCCTTTTCCAAACCCGGCGACATCTGGACGCTGGGGCGGCACCGCGTCATCTGCGGCGACAGCACCAAGCCTGAAACCTACGCCGCCCTCACGCAGGGAAAACAGGCGAACCTTATCGTGACCGACCCGCCTTACGGCATCGACTACCAAGGTACGGCGGGNGAAAANAAAGAACGATAAGTTCGACAGCGATGAGAATTTCTACAAGTTTTTGTTTGATTCCTTCCAGAATATGTGTGCCGCTCTCGCTGTTGACGGGGCGGCTTATGTATTCCACGCCGACAGCAAAGGGCTTGTGTTCAGAAAAGCCTTTGACGACGCAGGCTTCAAGCTGTCCGGCTGCTGCATTTGGGCGAAGAACACCTTCACCCTCGGTCGCTCAGATTACCAGTGGTGCCACGAGCCATGTCTCTATGGCTGGAAGAAATCTGGCAAGCACAATTGGTACGGTGACCGCAAGCAGTCC